CTCCGATTGAGTCTGACAACGTTCAGGCTGCTGCTTATCAAGGATTCATTGGCAACAGCACTCGTGCCACCTTGGTTGCTAACAAGCGAGTCAGCGTCACTTTTGATGTTGAACTGGCTGGCTCTGGCACCGCTGGCACTGCTCCTGCTTTTGGTCCTCTGCTGAAGTCCTGCGGCCTGTCTGAGACCACTGTGGCCGACACCAGCGTCACCTATGCAGGTGTGAGCAGCAGCTTTGACTCTGCAACCATTTACTGCTTCTACGACGGCACCCGCCACAAGATCACTGGTGCTCGCGGTTCTGTCAGCTTCAACTTCACCGCTGGTCAGTTTGCTGTTGCCAGCTTCACCATGATCGGGATCTACAACGCTCCTGATGCAACTGCTCTGTCTGGCACCTTTACTGTTGCCAACCAAGCTGCAGCACTTGAGGTCAACGACACCAACATGACCACGGCCACCTTCTTCGGTGAGACCAGCCAGCGCATTGAATCGTTCGATCTGTCCCTAAACAACGAACTGATTTACAAGGAGACCGCTTCCAACAAGGAAGTGCTGATCACAAACCGTGCTCCCGGTGGCACTGCAGTGATCGAGGCTCCTGCAATCGGCACCACCGATTACTTCGCTGATGCAGTGGGCGTTTCTACTGCTTCAACCAGTCTTGTGCTGGGAGCAACTGGTGGCAACATTGTCACGCTGACGGCTGCCCAGACTGATGTTACTGGAGTATCCTACGGGGATACCAACGGTGTCATCTCGTTGTCCATGCCGTACTTGGCTCTGCCAACCACCAGCGGCAACGACGAGCTATCACTAGCTTTCACCTGATTCTGCGTGGCATTCGTCCTCAAGAAGACCACTTCTTTCAAGTGGACTGTGACAGTCGAGATCCCCAGCGATGGGGATTATGTCCAGGAGACTTTTGAAGCGGTCTTCAAGAAACTTCCCAGATCAACCTTTAACGAGCTTGTCGACCAAGGCGATCACGCCGCGTTGGCTGGTTTGCTTGAAGGTTGGTCTGGTTTACAGGATGAAAACGGCAAGGAAATTGCTTTTAACAGCAAAAACCTTGAGCTTCTTTGCGACGACCCATGCGCTGTTCGTGGCGTCATGAATGCGTACATTGAAGCCATCTACTCGGGTTCAAGAAAAAACTAGAAGACGCCGCTCGATACTGGGCACAGGGCGGCGTTGTTGATGAGAGGGAGTCTGATCTTCGGGCATTAGGTGCTTCCGAGGATCAGATTTGTGCGGCACGTTTAGAGGCTGCACAACAAGACTTTGAGGTGTGGGAAGAGAACTGGGAGATTGTCATTACGTTTGTTCGGATGTCTACGCAATGGCATACGAGCGCAGCGGGCCTTGTGGGGCTCTACTACCCATCTCTGGAATGGATCTGTAAGCTGTATGCAGTTGCCGACCCTGTAGCCGTTTTTGAGGGCATACAGGTTATGGAGCGCACTGCACTCGCCTGTCTGAACGACAACCGGAAACGCTGATGGCTCAACAGAATCAGACCGAAGTCAAGGTTGTTGTAAATGTAAAAAACCGGCAGGAGCTTGATCTCCTTAAAAAGTCCGTCAACGAATTAGCGAAGGCATCTGGCGATGGCACGATAAATCTTGAGGATTACCTCGAAAAAATTAAAGAGGTAAGTAAAACTTCCGGCCAAAGCATCAATAGCCTTAATGCTCAAAAAAAGCTTTGGGAAACTGTACGTAAGGCTGTAGACGGTTCTTCCGCTGCGTATGCGGTTGCATCGCGTGAGATCCGCAATCTCAACGGCGATCTTTCTCGCATCCAAAGGTCCTACACCAACGTCAGCGATGCTGCTGGTAAGGCCGCCAAGTCAATAACTTCGGCCTCGGTGATGACTGCCCGTTACCTGGGCAGACCTGTCACTGGTTATGGCGGTCCAACAGTTCAAGAGGTTGTTGCTCAGCAAGGTCCTGGGGTAACTACACCAACCGCAATGACGCGGTCATACCTTGGACTTAAGAAAGCTGAAACCGATGAACAGCGGACTTTAAATACTCTTGCTCGCGAGCATTTTGGCATTACAGGTTTAAGCCAAAATCTTCAACGTCAATTGACCAAGGCTGCACAAGATGAAGCTGCGGCGCATCAACGTAGTGTCAATATTATCCGCGAAAAAAATAAAGAGATAATGTCTGGCTTGCGTGCCCAAACGCTTGCAGATATCGGTGGTCGTCTTGATCCTGGTGGTGGCGGTTTACCTGCGCTTCCTCCGTATCAGGAACGCGGTTTACAACAGCTGACGGGTGGCATCAATCTTGCTCCTGGGGCCGCTGAATTATCTGCTGCACGGCGGCGTACTCGTGTTGCTCAGTTGCGTTTACAGAAGCAACGAGGAGAGGATCGGGCACGTTTGGCGGAAAACATTGGCCTGGGTGTTGGCTTCCCCGCATTGTTTGGAGCTGGCCCTGGTTCAATTATTGGTAGCGGTTTAGGTTCATTTGTTGGTACTGGCTTTGCTGGCCAGATTGCTGGCGGTGCAATTGGTCAGTTGTTTGATCAGATTGCGGCGAGTGCAAGAGATTTTGCTAAGTCTTTGCGGGATGGCGGTGATGCTGCTGGATATCTTGAGCAAAGCCTTGGTTATTTAGACCCAACGATAAAAACTCAAATTTCCAATTTGCAAAAGTCTGGACAAACCGCCAAGGCTGCTGAGGCGGCGATGGATGAATTGTCTAAGCAAATTGGAGGGAAAAATGCTGAGGCTCTTCTTCGACAAGGTAAACGTTTTGAGCAAAACGATATTGCTGCCAAAAAGTTTTTGCTGACTTTGCAGGGGTTAGCAGCTCGTATTGAGGAATTAACAAGCGGTCCCGATCCTAAAATATTTTTTCCTCAAACAGTGCAGCCTGAAAAGGAGGAGGATCCAATAAACAAGGCAGCCCAAAGACGTGTTGCCGATCTAAAAGATCAAAACGCATTACTGCAAGCACAAGGCAATGCTGCTCGATTTATTCTTGGAACAGATTCAGAAAATTACGAGATAACTCAAAAGCAGGTTGCTAAATCCGAAAAAATTGTTGAGTACAATCAAATTATTAGGGATTACAAAGAAGGCATATTAACCATTGACGAAAAGATTGAAAAGGTCAAAGGTCTTGAACTTAAGCATACAAAACGGATTGCTGAAATTGATCGTCAAGTTCAAGAACAAGATCGACGTGACGCTGAGCGTTTAAGGGTTCGCATTGCCAAGGCTTTTGTTGAACAACTTGAGGTTGGCACCAGAGTCCAAGATGTTGAACGTAACATTGCCAACTATTCCCGTACAGAATTGCAAAACGCGGTAGAGCGCGTCGCTGAACTTGACAAGATTGAAGAGCGAGAAAAGCTTGTGCTAAGCGCAAAATATGGCGCCGCTTTAGAGGAAGCGAAGATAAACAATACCGTTAAAGAGACTCGTGATATTTATCAGGCTCAATATGAATTACTGCAGGCGCAGCAGAAGGAGCGTCGCTTGCAGCGCAAAGAAACTGAGATATTGCTTCGTCTCAACCAGCAGATGGACATTATTGGTGCTCGTGCTGGCATTGCTGGCGCGAGGATGGGTTATGCCGGAGAAGTAGCCGGGCTTCGTGGTGGACTTGCCTTTACTGGCCAGGAGGCTTTTGGCTATCAGCAAGAGTCTTTGCGCATTGAACAAGGTCGTCGTTATTTAGATGAAGTTGCCAAGCCTCAACATGAACTGGCTCAACAACGCCTGGCCATTGATGAACTAATCAAGCAAGGGCTTAAAACACAGGCCGCTGAACTTCAAGTGCAAGTTGATCGAAAGCAAGAACTTCTTAATACCTCGCAGCAAGAGTTGATGACGATCTTCCAGTTAGAAGAGCAGCAGTTACGCTTGACCGAACATCTTCGTCAATTTGGTGGCGTTTATAACGCGATTGGCACTGGAATGACAAATACGTTTGATTTGCTTATTGAAGGTTCTGAGAATTGGGGTGACAGCTTGAGGAATATTGCATCTACTGTTTTGAAAGACATTGCACGTCAACTGATCCAGATTTTGGTTATTGAGCAAGCAGTTGGTTTTCTTCGCTCTGCATTTTCTCCATCTGTTCCTGGAGGAAGCGGAGGTACTGGCGATGCAATTTCGCAGATGAATGCAAGCGTTCGGCAATACGGTTTTGCAATGGGCGGAATTATGACTTCTCGCGGTCCACTGCCTCTTAAACGCTACGCCAACGGTGGCGTTGCCTATTCTCCTCAGCTTGCAATGTTTGGCGAGGGCAGCCGTCCTGAGGCTTATGTGCCGCTGCCTGATGGTCGCAGCATTCCTGTCAGCATGAAGAACGGCGGGGGCGTTGGCGATATCACTGTCAACGTTGACGCCAACGGTTCACAGGTGCAGGGCGATCAACCTAATGCCAATAAACTTGGTGAGGTACTTGGCGCTGCTGTACGCGCCGAACTGATTCGTCAGAAGCGTCCTGGAGGCTTGCTTGGCTAATGGCTACCTTTTCCTACACACCTGATTTCGGCGCTACCAAACAATCACAACCTGCTGTACGTACAGCCAAATTTGGCGACGGATATGAACAGCGTGTTCAATTTGGTATCAACCAAAATCCAAAAATTTGGGATTTGCGTTGGACAGCAGCAAGCAACACAACCGCCGATGCAATAGAAGCATTCCTCGATGCACGCGCTGGTGTTGAATCGTTTGATTGGACACCAATTGATGAATCAAGTTCGTACAAATTTGTATGTCGTCAATGGCAGCGTGAACATCAATACGCCGACATAAATACGATTACAGCCACATTTGAGCAGGTATTTGAACCGTAATGGCATTCACCGCTTGGTCAGCTAGCACGGCTTTCAGCGTTGGCGATGTCCGACGCGCCAGTTCCGTTCAGCCTTCGGGCTTGGTTTTCCGTTGTACCACTGCCGGCACAAGTGCAGCAACTGAGCCTGACCCGTGGCCGGTTGTCCGTGGTGCTGAGGTTGAAGATGGCACCGTTATTTGGGAGGCTGTCAGCGCAGTTGGCGAAGAGCTGAACAAACTGGCGCCAAGCGCCGTAATCGAACTGTTCGAGCTAGACGGCACAGCAAGCAGCATTGGCGTCGATCAGATCTACCGCTTTCATGCTGGCGTCAACGAACAGATCAGTGGCAACATCGTCTGGAACGGCAACACCTATCAGCGGTATCCGGTCGAAGCAACTGGTTTTACCTATGAAGGCGGCGGACAGCTCCCACGCCCAACCATCAGCATCAGCAACGTTCTAAGCCTGGGCACCACACTGGTGCTTGAGTACAACGATCTGGTCGGTGCAACCGTTACCCGGATCCGCACGCTTAAGAAATACCTAGACGCCACCAACTTCACCAGTGGCACCAACGCAACGGCTGACCCGTTTGCCGAGTTTCCGCGTGAGATCTACACCGTTGACCGCAAGGTGGCGGAAAACCGCGCAGTCGTCAG